TAAGAACATGGACATTGCCTTTTAATAATCGAGATGATGTCTCAACAACAAATATTTTAAATTTTTTAGCTAGTTCAACAGGTGGCAATAATGGTGCAAAAAGTTTTAATTGGACACCCCCTTATGGTGCTACTGGCAAATGGGTATGTGAAAATCCAACAGTTGAAAAAGTCGCTTACAACATTAACAATATTCAATTAGTTTTTAGAGAAGTATTTGAAGCATGACAATACCAATTGACGAATTACAAAAAACTAATCCAACAGCAATAATTACATTGTTTGAATTACAGTTAATTGAAGGCTTACACTATCCAACAGGAAATCCTACTAATCAAATAACTATTTATAGATGGCACTCTGGTGTGACTCAAAATGCTACAGGAGAATTATCATTTGGTGGACAAACTTATAGTCAAATGCCTATAGATGCGGAGGGTTTTGATTATAAAGGTACTAACAAAGGTTCAAATTTACCTAGACCAACTTTAAGAATTAGTAACTTATTATCAACAGTATCAACCATTTTACAAGAAATTAATAACATCACACCAAATAATGATTTGATCGGTGCGGTATTAACAAGAAAAAGAACTTTTGCAAAATTTATATCAGCATCAAATACTGCTGGTCAAACTATAACTTATGTTGTTACTGTTCAAAATTATCAAGGAAGTAATTACTTTTATTTAAATGGTGTTTATAAACCCGCTTTAAGTTTAGTAGAAGGTAATACATATAGATTTATACAGTCAGATTCAACTAATACAAATCACCCTTTAATTTTAAAAGACGCATCTGGCACTCAATTAAATATAGGAGATAATGTTCTTAGAACTGGTACTACTGGAATTGATGGTGTTGTTACATACCAAATTTCATCAACAAACCACGCTGCAAAATATTCATGTTCTGTTCATGGTGATAATATGGGTAACACAATTAGTATTACACCAGCTCCAAGTAATCCAGACGAAGATGCTTCAATGCGTTGTGAAGATGATATATATGTTATTGATAGAAAATCAAGTGAAAACAGGGAAGTAGTTGAATTTGAGTGTGCTGCGAAACTCGACACTCCAACAGTACAATTGCCAAGACGACAGGCTTTGCCAAGAGAATTTCCGGGAATAGGATCATTTCATGCTTAACTGGCAAAAAGAAGCAGAGTTACATTCAAAAAAATGTTATCCAGAAGAAGCTTGCGGTTTGGTATATATATTTAAAGGTAAAACAAAATATAAAGCTTGTAAAAATATATCAATTAATCCCAAAAATACTTTTATTATTGATCCCTTAGAATATGCCGAAATTTTTGATAAAGCTTCAATTATAGGTGTTTTTCATTCTCACCCTATAGAACAACCCTATCCAACACCAGCAGATAAAGCGATATGTGAAAAATATAAATATAAATGGCATATATATTCTGTTGATTTTAACAAGTGGTACAGTTTTGAACCTAGTGGTTATAAAGCACCATTAGTTGGCCGTGAATATGTATTTGGAATACATGATTGTTGGAGTTTAATAAGAGATTATTTTGAAACTTTAAATATTAAGCTACGAGATTGGGATAGACCAATTAACCCTCAAGATTTTTGTGATAATCCATATTTTGAAAATTGTTTTGAAAAAACAGGATTTAGAGAATTAAAACCAGAAGAGGGTTTAAAAGAAAATGATTGTATATTATTTTCCCTAAATAGTACTGGATTAAATCATATAGGGGTATTATTAAAGAATCAGATGATTTTACATCACATAGAGGGTAGAGTGAGTTCAAAAGATTTCTATGGAGAATGGTTAATGAAATGTACAGGTAAGAGGATTCGTTATGTTAAGTAAAATAAAACTATATGGCGAGCTTTCTGAAAAATGTAATGGCCATAATGAGTTACAAGCTGTATTAAACAGACCTGTTGATGCTATAAGATTTTTGATTAATAATTTTAATAATTTGGAAAAACATATTATTGAAAATAATTATAAAGTTATCGTTGATGAAGAAAATATTGAAGAGGTTGAACTTAATTTTCCAAGCAGGCCAAAAGAAATAAAAATAATACCAGTAATAAGTGGATCAGGTAATGTTGGCAAAATTATTGCTGGAGTTGTTTTAATTGGTGCTGCTGTTGCTTTTAGTGGTGGTGCTGGTCTTGGCATTTTGGGTAAACCAATAGTCTCAGGAGGTGTTTTTAGTGGGGCTGCATTAGCTGGAAAAGTCGGAATGGTTTTACTTTTATCAGGTGTTGCAGGTTTGTTGTCTCCTACACCTGATGTTCCCGAAGAAGAGGGAGATCCTACAAAATCATTTAGTTTTAATGGGGTACAAAATAATGCAAGAGCAGGTATTCCAATTCCAATTTGCTATGGTCATGTTTTAGTCGGTAGTATTCCAGTATCAGCCTCAATAACAACAGTTGACATTAACGCATGACTAAAGAATTTATTAAAGGCTCTGGCGGTGGCGGTGGAGGCGGTAAAGGTGGAGGTGGTGGTTCTAGAACACCAACAACCGCAAAAGATTCATTAAATAATAAAAGTTTTGCAAATATTTTAGATGTTATATCCGAAGGGGAGATTGATGGAATACACGATCCCGGAGGTTTTACAAATAGTTTTCATCAATCAATTTTTTTTAATAATACACCCTTAAAAAATGCTGATGGAACTGATAATTTTAATGATGTTACGATTGATGTTAGAAACGGGACACCTATACAAAATGTAATCAAAGGATTTAACAAAAGCTCAAGTCCTAATGCTGTTGGTTTAGAGATAACAAAAAGTACTCCTGTTACTTTTACAATTACGGATACAAGTGTTACAAGTGTAATCATAGACATTGGGATTCCAGCTTTACAAAAAGTAAATAAAGATGGAGATACTTTAGGAACAGAAGTTGAATTTAAATTCTTAAAAAGTCAAAATAATAGTAGTTTTCAAAATATAAGTATTAACGGTACTGTTAATCAAAAAATAAAAGGTAGAACAGGAGACTTATATCAAAGACAATATGAATTTAATATTGAAGGTAATAATTTTCCTGTTCAATTTCAAGTAGAACGATTAACTGATGACGATTCAACAATTAATAATAATAACAGTGATAATTTAATTAATCATTCTAGTTCTATACAGTTAAGGTCTTATCAACTTGTAAAAGATTTTGATAATCCTATACAAGGTACTTTTTCACAGTCAGGCACTTCTATTACAGTTAATACAACTGAACCACATACTAAAGTTCTTGGTGATAGTTTAGGATTTGAATTTATAAATGATGGTACACATCAACAATTTACTTTTAGTGGAAATAATCAAGTAAAAAATAATAGTTATACAGGTGCTAGTAATGGTAATTTTCAAATTACATCAATTATTAGTAGCACAAGTTTTACAGTAGAACATACTCAATCTAAAACTGTAGCTAATGGTTTATGTAGATTTTATAGGGTTTTAAATTATCCAAACTCTGCTTTAGTTGGTATCAAATTAGATGCTGAACAATTTAATTCAATACCAAGACGAGCGTTTTTAATAAATGGGATAAAAGTAAAAATCCCAGCAGCAAACTCAACTGGTACACCAGTTGTAGTAAGAAACGCTACTCAAGCTGCGAGTTTAGGTATCTCAAATGCTAATCAAATTAAAAGTTTTGGATTTATACATTATCCAAATGGATACATATTTGATGGTAGTTTAACTGCTGCACAATACACAAATGACCCTGCTTTTTGCTTGTTGGATATTTTATTATCTGAAAGATATGGTTTAGGTCAATTTTTAAAATTAAGTGATTTAGATATATATAGTTTTTATTCAATTAGTAAATATAGTTCAGAGTTAGTAACTTTTAAAGATAGGAGAAATGATGGTCAAGTAGAAACAATAAAAGAACCTAGATTTTCTTTAAATTGTGTAATTCAAAAAAGAGAAGATGCTTTTAAAATTATTAATAATCTTTGTTCAGTATTTAGGGGTATGCCATTATACTCTGCTGGATCGTTAACTTTAGTACAAGACAGAGATGGTTTAGATCCTACATTTATTTTTAATAAAACAAATGTAACTCCTGATGGTTTTACTTATTCGGGTTCATCACAAAAAACTAGAGCAAATATAGCAGTTATTAAATATTTTGATACTGAATTAAGGGACTCAGCTTATGAGGAAGTTATTGATGAAGATGATGTAGCAAAATATGGGGCAATAACAAAAAATTTAAATAGTTTTGGAGTAACATCAAGAACTCAAGCTAGAAGACTTGGTAAATGGTTTTTAACTACTTTAAAAACTGAAACTGAAACTGTTAATTTTACAACTACGTTAGAAGCTGGTTCTTTATGCAGACCCGGACAAATAATTGAAATACAAGATCCTGTTAAAAGTGGTGTTAGAAGAGGTGGTCGAATTTTAAATATTCAAACTGTAAATAATAATCATGTTATTACTACAGATGAATCAAACCTACCTAATAATTTAACAAGTACTGTAAGTGTAATAATGCCAAATGGACAATTTAGTAAAAAAAATGTATCTACAATAAATACGTCAAATAAAACAATAACAATAAATGGTAAATTTGATATTTTGGTTAATGACTCAAATGGTAATAAACCTTTTTTAAATTCATTACAACCTAATCCTGATTATGTGGAAACCACACAAGTAGCAACCCCAAATTTAAATTCAGTTTGGATTTTAGAAACTACAGGAAACTCACAACAAACAATTCTTTCACAACAATTTAAAGTTATATCAGTTGAAGAAGAAGACGATTATATGTATTCAATTACTGCTGTTTCACATAATGAATCTAAATATGCTCATGTAGAACAGTTAGAAACTTTAGTTCATAGAGATATTACTAATCTTGATGAAATACCTACTGCACCAGAAAGATTTGCAGTAGCTAATTTGTCTGATAATACTACTGTTAATTATCCTATTGAATCACTTTATAAATATAGAGATCAAGTAAAAGTAAGAGTAATTGTTCAATGGAAACCCGTTGTTGGTGTAAGTAAATATGAGCTTGTATATAATCAAGACAATAAAAGTGAAATAGTTGTTGAAACTCAAAGTCCAAGCTTTGATATTGATGATGTAAATGTAAATACTGCTACAAGCTCTATCTTTAATTTTAAAGTTAAAAGCATTAGTGCATCAGGTAGAAAATCAAAAGACACCTTAGAAACATCTTTAACAGTTAATGGTAAAAATACTCCTCCTAGTAGAGTAAGTAATACTTTTGCGGGTGAGATTGATCCTCATTTAGGGATACAACTTTCATGGACTGCAATAGAGGCCGAACCTCCAGAATTTCAAGATTTAGATTTAAGAGGTTACATTATTAAAGAAGGTAGTAATTTTGATACAGGTACATTAATAGGTGAATTTAATACAACTAATATTCTTGTTCCTACATTGCCAAGTGCCAGTGATAATATAAAAATTTATTCAATTAAAGCAGTAGATTCTGACGGAAATTTAAGTGT